AGGTGGAGAAAAAACTCCTAATTGTCTACCCCCTTATCTCGGAACAGGATTATTATCATCCTGCCCATAAAAATATTCTAAACCCCAAAATTCCGAAGCTGGACCATCATTATATTTTATACGCAACTCATTTTTATCGATGATCCAAACTTGGTTATTGGGACGAAAGCATATCCTAGCATTCAAATTATCGCTAATATCAAATGCACTACACTCTGCTCCTGTTGGGCTTGCCCAATCTAGTGATACTATTTGCTCAAGAAGTGAGCCACTGTTTTCCAAATCTTGTTTATCCATGATGTCCTCTTTGGTGTTGCAGATAAAATATGTAACCCGATCAATGAGTTACCCCCAGTCTTTACGGTCTTCTTCCTGTCTGTACGCATTATGGTACTCCTCAATCTGAGCTTCAGTCATTTGTGGGGGCGTAATCCGCTCACCAACATATGTACCCTCGGGAAAGTAATGAGGTTTGTAAGGCCGACCATAATAACGGTCAGCCCCACCACGATCAGCTGGTGACCCATGTTTATGACACCTCACGCTCAAGCTCCCTATCCATACGAGCTTGGGCAATACGCTCAGCACATAACATAGCTTCCTTATGCACTTGAGGATACCGTGCTTCAACATAACCTTGATAAGCGAGTAACTCACCATACAGATTAGCTAAATCACTAATCTGATGTGAAGCATCTAAAACATCATGATGAACACGAGTAAACTGCTCAAGGTTTTCAATAAAGTCTTTATTTCCAGTCATGGCTTGCTCCTTTCTATTAACAAACTGCCATATATTAATTTAAGTATTTACAGCCTCATGTGCAAGCCGCAATTTATCACGCCGATAAATATTGTATATCATCTGTCGGCTTACTCCATAATCATTAGCGATACTTTGGTATGATTCACCAGCATCATGTCTATTGCGAATATCAATACGGCGAGAAGTAATCCAATCAGCATCTTGGCGGGTATGCCTTCCATCCGGTAAATCCAGATTGTATTGCATCTTCCATCGGAGAACGGTCGGTGGTGCAATGTCAAAATGATCACGGAACTCTTTATGGCTGCCGACGGTTGCTGCTACCTTACGCATGGTTTCTACATCAATCGGATCTCTAGCCATCTTGCTTCTCCCAGAAACTATCTGGCCTATCATAAGGATGTTTAGGTGTACTAGCATCCCCCGAGCGCAACTTGGTAACATTGCGCTCTTTAGGTGTTTCATGAAATGATTCCATATACCGATGCAGTTCTTTTAATGATGGAAACATCAGAGGTCCTTTTACCAACGGTCCATCCAGTAACCATATTTTGCAACCAGTATCACTAACATCTTCAGCTTGGTAAATTTCCCAGATGGGTTTCATGCTGCCCTCCTTGCCATAACTGCATTATGAGAACGAATACCGCGAGGTGTTATATGGTAATAGTAAGGGCGACCGGAAGTACCGATACGTTCTAAATCACCACGGTGGCAAAGTGTTGACAGTATTTTAGAGGGGTCACACTCACCAGCCAAATGCTCAAAATCATCTTTGCACATTGTTGCTCTTGTGCTTGCAAACTGCTCAAGTATTTTAGAAGTATAGTTTTCTTTTGTACTCATTGCTCGCATAGCCGTAGCTTTTTTCTTACGACGTAAAGGTGCGCTTGGTGACATTGGTTTAAGGTCAGCGAGTAAGGGCATTTGTTTAATCAACCAACGAATTTGCCCCCCAACAGTACGACACTCATGTGAGGCTATTTTAGCCAGTATTTCGTATGTCTCTATATCAATAGAAACTGATTTATAGTTATTGGTGTCCATTTCTTTCTCCTATGCACACAGGTCTAACATAAAGTCGGGGATAGGTCTATTAGTCCATTTGCAGAACTCTGACTTTTCCCCACGGTAGTAATCACGGTACGCAACCATAACATCATGGTGTTTGTACTGCTCAGGCATTGCTTGCGGAAGAGTAGTAACCCCTCGCGCTTTTAATGCTGGAGGAGCACAACGTACAGCATACAATACTGATTCGGACTTATGAACTTTGCCGTATCGGTATGTGTATTCTTTGAATAAGTGATAGCCTATACGCCATGCCAGACGGTAATTATCTACAGTCTGGCCTACCCATATCGTACATGGGTGTTTAGGGTGAACAGGCATATAAGGTGCTTCATTGCCATGCTGCCAATGAGTAGTACAAAGCATCTGCACCATCTCAAGTGGCATCTTAACAACATGCTTATCACAATGCATTTGAGCACATTGCTCGGGATCCATGGAAAGCCAGAATATATTCATGGCATACGATCCTCGGGCAATGGCAAACTGACTGTGAGTAAGCGGTTAGGAGGCTGGCATACAGCATACATGAGTACCCTGCGGCGCGGCTCTGTAGATTTTACTCTGCGTATTGCCATAGTAGCATCCTGTAAATCATCATAACGCCATGTGCTGTACTTAGCGCGACCATGGAACTCTGTAATTGTGTAATAGACTACATGGTCAAACATATAATCTTCGTATTGTTGCCAATCCATAAGCAAACCTTTCTGTGTTTACTTAATTATAGTAGCATAACTATTTACGGATTTGTACTTCAGGGTAGTAAAAAAGTTGTCTTTTTTATCAAACGCTTAAATTATAATGAGTTAGCACTTTATTTACTGGCTCAAAATCAGGTAAATCAGAAAACCTTTTATACAAAAAATTGATACCTGTATGCATGATCACTTTCATTTGTTCACTTTGATTTGTATGGCGATTAGAATAGAGTACGAGTTCAAGCATATCGGCCATTTTCAATCTATTCTTTTCTTCTGCCGTAAGAACAAAGATCAATCCAAGGTCTTCAAACACTTTTTTCTCAGCATCTTCAAATGCTTTCTGTACTTCAGGATAAGACCATTTAGCTGTAGCTGGTATATCGCCAAGTATTAATTCAGGCACATCATGATACAATGAAGCCATGATGAGTTGTTTTGTACTATCAGGCCAGAGTTGGTCTATCAATATACTTACTGCGTATGAATGTGCTCCCACTGTCTGTCTTTCTGCTTGCATGGCAACTGTATGGAAGCGCAATAGAAACTGAGCATCCCATGCTGTTGTCAAAGTTTTAATGTTTGGTATTGTCTGGCATTGGTGTCCCGCCATCTTTTACCCCTCTTGACCAAGGCTTATCACTAAATGTCTTTTTTGCTTCGCCCCAACTCGGACCAAACTCTGCATCTACCACACTTGGTATTTGCATATCTACACAAGTCTCCATAATCTCTTGTATTACAGAGGCTGTTTCTGGTTCAGCTACTGATATATCTAATTCATCATGCACTTGTATCAATGGTGTTATACCTTCTTTATGTAAAGCTACCATCGCAGCTTTTGTTTGGTCGGCAGCACTACCCTGTATCAATCTGTTAAGGGCTTTATATGTGAAGGCACGTTTGATAGCTGGACCATGCTCAGCATATGCATCTTCATATGTCTGTGGTTTATACAATCCATAAGCATTTGGTTCCCATTTATCAAACCTACATTTACGACCAAGCAGGGTACGGATAACACCTTTATTAGAAGCACGATTAACTACATAATCAGCAAGCTGTTGAACAAAGGGGACTTTACCATGATACTCTTTAAATAAATCTTTAGCATCCTCATACTCAAGTCCTAATTGTTCTGCCAGTTTATTCTTACCCATCCCATAAAACAAACCAAGGTTAATATCTTTTGCTTGTTTACGAGGTACTCCAACTATATCGGCAGCCATCTGGTGGAAATCTGTAGTAGCATCTACATTGTACTGGTCAGCAAACTCTTGTGCGCCAGTCAGTTTAAGAAGGCTAGAATAATGGACGACGAGCCGTGGTTCTTGGCTACTATAATCAAAAGCACCCCACAGTTCACCTTCTTCGGGTAAGAACAATCCGCGTATCATAGGACCAATCTCAGCATTCCTTGCGGGTACTTGTTGTAGATTAGGATTGCTATAACTAAACCGACCTGTAACTGTCCCACCATCATCACTACGGAGGCTATGTGCTTCCGCATGGATACGACCATTATGCTGGTGTTTTATAATAGTATCGATAAAAGTAGTTCTAGCTTTATTCAGCTCACGAGCTCGAACCACAGCCTGAGGAAGCGCATGGGCATGGTTAACTAGAAAATTCTTAGTGAAGCTAGGCTGGCCTGATTTGGGCGTTTTAGGGTAAGTCAATCCTTTTGCATCAAATGCTTTAGCGATACTTGCCGCTGCCCATATATCAATATCTGTGCCGCCTGATTCTTGTAATACTTTTTCCTCTTCCCTTTGCAGATATACCTTTAACTCTTCAGCTTTTTCTAGGTCTACCCGCACACCTTTCTTACGCATATCAAATACAACTTTGAGGACTTGTAATTCAAGGTCAAATATATCTGCTACATCTTCTTTAATTATCACACCTTTAAAGAACTGCCACAGCTTCAGGGTAAGCGCAGCATCCTGTTCAGCATATGCACCCACAAAATGAGCAGGGAGCTTCCACATTTCACTCTTAGCATTTACACCAAAAGAGTTAGCTGCTTCGTATAAGTCTTTTTCACTCTTACGCTCATTCAAGTAATCACGGCCTAGAGCATTGAGGGCATAACTAAACCTATTTTCATCAATAAGTGCAGCTACAATCATTGTATCTACAATACGGCCTTTTACTTCTATACCTTCTGCCCATAACCATCCAAGGTCATACATAGCATTATGCATAATATAATCACGCTCAACTGAGCATACATCAGCTAACCAACGGAGTGTTTGTTTAGCATCAAGGTTACTACCATTATCATGCCGGATAGGGAAGTACCAAGCAGCCCCATCTACAGCTACCGCGATGCCAATTACATAACCATCTTTACGAGGCCATCCACTACCACGAGATGTAAGGTTAGGGTCACAAGTTTCTAGGTCAATAGATACTTCCCTAGCTTCTGATAAATCAGGATAGCCATCTGGCATTACCCATTCAGTCGGTGGTGTGAATAGTGGGAATTGCATCTTTTACCTTTACCATCATGGGTTGGTTACATTTAGAACAATGAGGCCATTTGTTTTTGAGTTTACGGAAGGTAATAACTTTCTTTTCCCTTCCGCACTCACATTCAGCCAATACTTCTTTATCTAACTTTTCGTTATCCATTCCCTCGCATTCGCACTTCTGCCTCTACAAGAAACAAATACCTACGCAAATCACGGATATCATCAAGTATGCCTTCCTCACGCATATCATCTTTAGCAGCTAAGAATACATCATAATTATATTCATTTACTTGCTTTTCAAGCCTATCCCATTTGCGAGCCAGCATCATAAATGCACCGACCCCACCACGTTGTTTCCAACTATCACCATAAGATTGCTCAGAACTATGCAGCCCCTCTACATCTTGATTAGCTAACCCAAGGATATTATTAACAATAGGGCTATAATCATCAGGGGTAATATCATCCTTTTTTGCCATAACTGCATACTCCTCCCAACTTAATTCCTTCATACGCCTTTTCATGTATTGTTCGTGGCTTTCTCTGCCCATTTATCTCTCCTACGTTCTAACCATTCCCAAGTGGCTAAATGCCAATCATCGGGTTTTATATCTGCACAATGGTCAAAAGCTAAAGCTAATTCTTTAGCTTTCCATGCTTGCCATACTCGGTGCATAGGTTGTGCCAAATCAGAGAAACAGGAGTTTTTATATGCTCTTGGCTTTTCAGCATCCTCCATAAACCAACTAAGCTCTTTATCAAATGATTCTATATTATTTACCAAAGCATCTGGCCTGATCATACGCACATTGTATGATTCATAATCCGGCTGCATACCTTCTAGCTTTTTTAATACTTCAGTATAGGCATGAAGGTTATTACTAAACTGTGTATAGATGCCAACACTCGCGCCAATGCGTGAGGCTATATACTCTTGGAGAATGGACATATGGACAGCATTAGCTCCCAATGCACCCCAAATCATATCATTACTGCGGTTGCATACGGTCATATCCAATACATTATCGCGCACACTAAAATAGATATGGGTATTACAAGGGTGGTCTTTACAGCTATTACCCATCCGTAAATCACCTTCAGCATCCCACATTGCTAGAACTGCTCGTCTATCATTTGTATGTGTCATCAATCTATGGGTGATTACATCAAGCTGGTCACGATGGAAATAATTACGCCAGCGATAACCATATGCTCCCTGTAATAATTTACCATCATCACTATACTCACCCATCCGTGCGTTATAGCGTTGTATCCACTCTAAATCATTACGCCCTGCTAACATCCATAGGCTTTCCATAAAATGGAATATTGGGTTTGCATCACGCTCGGGATAAAACAGAACACGTTCGCGTGGGTTATTGTAGACAATAGCGCATGGTTCACGGAACTCAATTGCTTTACCATTACGAGTTTCTACTTCTTCACCATTAGCTTCTAATGCTTGCTTCACAACAAACAATGCTTCACTTACATTTCCTACGGTGAAAGTATGCACCCCTCGCATGGGTGCTTTGCCATATAATGCCATATTTAACCGCCTTTCTATGGGGTTTTAAAGCCGCTACAGCGGCCTGAGTTAATGTGCCTTACCCTACTGCTAAAAGCAACCCTCTAGCTGTCTGAGTAACCAGTAATAAAGTCAAAATGTTTCTTGACTCTTTTAGTATAAGTACCTCCTTTTAACGCCTCCTTGATTGCAAGCGTTGTTTCCTCAGTAGGCTCGGGTAATGCCTTGCGTCCCATGCGGTCAGGTAACAATCCATTACGCAAAGTGGTATTGTCACAACCGTTACAAGGACCGAAATCACGTTGCCCATGATACAATTTTGTTCGCGCTGCATGAAATGCTTCCCCCTGCCATACTTCTTCCATTGGTGTATCAATTACATTGCCACACTTATACCATCCCACCCAATCATTACAGCAAACAGCAACATTACCATCCCAACGTATAGACATCTCACGGAAAGGTTTGGCGCACCGTTTACCATCTTGTTCATGGTTTAGATGGAAAGCGTTACCAGCGTGGTTACTGACTTGGGCATGGGTTCCACTTGTAGCGAGCGTAAGATCCATTCCAACCACGATAATATGTTCATTAGCTTTTCTTCGTTGGTGAGGGTTTGCGTTACGTTCTGCGGGGTATTCGTATACAGGGTATGGACCATTATATCTCTCCTTTATTTTATCCACTATTTTTATACGATCATAATTATCAAGAAACAGTACATTCAACCCTGCTTCCATCAGTTGGTTGACACTTTTTTCAGTGTCGCGTAAAAGACCACCGCCATTACTGGTCATCATTAAAGATGTTTTTGGTAACTCTTGACGGAACAGTCTAATCATATCAATAAAGAAAGGGTGCATGGTTGGCTCACCATGCATAGCAAACTCTAGCCGAGGGTTCCACCCTGCTTCTTTTATGCGAGCGCATATAGCCCTAGCTGCTTCAATACTTAGATATTTGTAAGGGGCAGAGGCTTTACCATGTGTATTATCCGGACCATCTGCACCATTCTCTCGTATAGATTGTATACCGCAAAAAGAACAAGCAAGGTTACAACCCTCTGCTAATTCTATCTGAATAGAGTTTGGTGGGTCTTGGTAATTGTTAGATTGCGCCGCCATCTTTAGCCGCCTTTCTCCATTGTACACGAACATCCCAGCGTGTTTTCATACCTTCCCATCCTGTTTTAGTTTCTTTCTGGACTGCTTTTACATACATGGGAAACTCTTCTTCTAATGCTCGGCTTGCTTTTTCTTGTAACTCTGCATTGCGGTATGAACTGCAACCTCCGGCCGCACCAGAAGCACCCCGCTGATCCCATGTCCAATCAACGATAACAGCATTGCGATGCCCTAGCTGGAACAATTTCAGGGTAACGTAATAATCCTCCATCAGATCCATAACATCATAACGTATACCCAAACTATGTATAATTTCAGGGCGTATTGCATGGACAGCATTTTGTCGCATACCGTATTTAACTGTATCGGGGAAGTGCTTATCATTCATTTGCCGTGGGCTGAGGCCAACATGGGTATGGTTCATTAATAGCCATTCCATACGCTCCCATAACTCATGCATTTCCTCTTGGTTTGTTTTTCTTAGGTTGGGAGCCAGCCCATGTATGCGGCGACCAAATATAAGATCATCATCCAAAACAATAATTTTATCATGTCCTTCCTCCATAGCATGTTCTAATATGAACTGCCTTACATTATTGATTCCTTTAATTTCACCGCCCTTTTTGTCGAGGCGCGTGATACAATCGCGTCCTTGTTTTGCGTGCCAGCTCAGTTCATCCTGTGGACAAACAAGAACAGCATGCTCTCGGGCTTCTGGACCAATACTATCCCAAGTAACTTGGTTATTCATCCTACCCCTTGTTGGTATGTATATCGGTATCATATCTCATCCTCATCAAATCTTACTTGGCCTTCTAATACTGCGGCCTCTAACTCTTCATCGGTTAAATGTTCTAACTCAAACATCGTTGGTTTTGGCTTTGGTTTCAACCTTTTCTTTTTTGGTTTTACCAGTTTCAATTTGGGCGGCTCTTTGCTCTTGAGCGGCTCTAATACTTCCAATGTCCGATAATTGTATTTGCATTTCGGACAATGTCTCTTCCTCCAAGTGGTTTTGTTTCGAGTTCGACTCTCTACGACGGAAGACTTGCCGTTGCATTTTGGACACAACATATCTACGCCACCTCCCCATGTACAGCCTCCAGCATAGAACCTTGTAACCCATTATACTTACTACGAGGTGTACCTTGACCAAGGCGTACACGCTCATATTTATCCCACTCGCATAAGCTATGTTCAATGCAGCGCATATCCACCGCCAAAGTTGGGATGTGATCGCCAAGATAACGGTGCGAATCTTTGTGTAAATCTTGCATCTCCCTATTACTTTGATAGGCACTTAACGCTTTAGTGAGGGGTCTATCATGGATCCTGTTGAGGCCACGTTTTGCTCCCGGACCAGCGTTTGCCCATTTGTATTTATCTTTTGCTTGATCGAGGACAGGGGTGTAGTTGAGGTCTGTGACGACTTCATAAGACATAAAACCTCCCCCGCCCCATCCTTTATATGCACCCAACGCTTTGTGTACTTCTTCCAGCGATTGCGTATCAGCGGCGGTCTGCGCCAACGCTTCTCTATTCTCCCATATCGGCGAAAGGAAATGGTCAACAACAACCTCCGACTTTGGTGCTTTAAGACCTTGGTTAGTGATTATATACGCACCAGTGAATGTCCGTAAACCATTGTCGATTCTAGTTTGTATAAGTTCTTTTGTGCGAGCAGGGTTAAATTCTTCTACCCAGCCGTGTTCTTCGGCAAACTCACTTGTACCAATCATACGAAACATACAACAGTTAAATATCATTTCCCCATGTGGGCGGTTATCATTTGGCTTAGTCCAGTTTTGACGCATCCAAACAGTCACCCTATCATTCTCACGGAATGGGTTAGTAAACTTATAATCCCGTAGTATAGGGTCATTAGTCCAAGGGGCTGGTTGCCCCTTGGCTCGTTTTTGGTAAATAGCGTGACGCTCGTTTATCCAGTAGCAGAACCTTTCTATGTTCTCCATAATTTATTCTCCTAACTGGATACAGCCTTTTTCAATAGCAAGGCGAATATCAACGCTATTGCCTCCCGGACTTAATGCTTTCATAGCAGCAAGGGCTTCACCTACTGTTGGTGATTTAACAAGGGCTTCAAAGTTATGCCAACGATTACTGTTTTCACGGTATGGGTTTTGGTACACACCAGAAGCACCAGCAAGCACAAGTATCTTAGCATTTAAGTCATACTTGGATTTTGCTACACGTTTTGGTTTATCGGTCACAACAGCCTCTATGCCTTGTGGCTCGGGCGTGATATCTACTACTTCAGCAGTCATGTGTTTCTCCTTTGAAACAGGTTTATATTTCTTAGCTTTCTCATGAACATACTCAGCAAAATTCTTATGAAAGCTGGGATAATTGGGCAGGGTACATTCACCCTGAGTAGCTGTAACGACACTGCGTAACTCTTCTTCACTGTATGTATCCTGTAATTGATGTAGTTCAGAGAACACGATACTATGCTCATTCAATTCTTTGCACTCCCTTAACTCTCGTAAGGATTTGAAAACAAAGTAAGAATACGGATCATTACGGTTACTTTCTATACTGTTTTCTAATACAGCATATGTCTTTATGGCTACCATGATTGCCTCCTTTCTATGGGGCTAATAAATAAACTCTAGCTATATGTAGGGAATCACGCAAGTGTTAAATACTCAAACACCTCCCTAAAAGTTATCTCCTAGGAAGGTGTTTGGCGAAAGGCAGGGTTATCCGAGCCTTCACATTAAGCGGCAAACTCTAATGCTTTTGCCATAGCTTTACGCTTAGTCTGTGCGGCTGAGCCAAACCAAGCTGAGTTAAGTGCATGGTCACGAGTCTTAGCACGTTTCTGGTGATCCATAACATACGTCACACCATTGAGTGCTCCCCACCAAGTACCCTTGGCAGACTGCATATCATGTCCAGGAGATGTTTCAATAGCTTCCAGTATAGACTGGGAGGTTTTGGTAAACTCCTCATGCAAAGGTGGTAGGTCTTTTTCCTTAGATTTACCACGCTCAATGAGTAATTTAGGTTGGAATAACTCAGCAATGTACTGGTCTATCTGCTCTTTAGTAGCTTTCTTACCAGCAAGGAACTCTGACTGTTCTTGGAACTTAGTCATTTGCTCACCACTAATACCAAGTGCTGTTTCGGCAGCTTGCATAATTTCCTCGTCAAACATTTGCAAATGCAATACGCGGAACTTACCAGTAATACCCTCTTGACTAAGAGCTAGGGTAATCGTATTGTTACATACAACACGGATAGGTGTGAACATAACTGTCATAGCAGTACCTACTTTATGACTGTTAGCCATAAGTAAGTAACCCTCTATATCATCACCGCCAGCCAGCTTGAAACCCTTCTTGATTTTAGCCAAGCCCCAGACACGCTCACCATCACTTAGGCTACCAGCCGTATCCATTTCCATATGCCCTGCTTCAGTAAACTTTTTAAAGAAGGACATTGTTTCATGGTTCTGGAAAGGAACAAACCCTTCACCACAGTGGGATAATACACGGTTATCTGAATCACGAACTACTGCATAATGCTCATTAGCGCGGAGCATTTGTGCCTCACCTCGTGGGTCATTGAGATCCCATGTATTTGGTTTATCTGCAAAGTACATCGGACGTTTACTTACTGTCCAGTCTAGCTTTGCAGCTTTGAGCATTTGCTCAGGTGTGAGGTTGCCCTCAACTTTTTCGCCAAGCCCATGCCAAGGAACCTGTCCCGCATAAGCCATTGTTTCAACCATATGTGCCATTTTATCTTCCTTTCTATAAAGAGTTAAGCACCAGTGTCTACACTAGGTAGAACATCAAAGTCAGACAAAGCAATGTCCAACCAACAAGTGTTGCCTTCAGAACTAATAGCAATGTGGCAACGCATTTCTACATCATTATGCAGCAGTGTCTCAATAATGGGGAACTTAAACCCATCAGACAAACGCTTTATAAACTTAGGCTCAACGGTACGGTTAGCTTTACGCTGTATCGCACGTTCATTAAGTTTAGCGAACTGCTCTTTAGTTAAGTATTTTACGTCGGACATACTAGCCCCTTTCTGTGGGTGGTTTGTGTATAGGTATATTTAATAGGTGTAGCTTTTAGAGCGCAACTACAAACAGGTCGCTATGATAATTATGCTGGGATTTGATAACCACGGCTATACATAGGGTGTATTAGATGAAGATGTTGTAAAGCGCGAGTAAGACCCACATAAAACACGCGAGCCTCATCCAGATGTTCGTTCTCAAACTTACGCCACATAGAATAGGAACGACGCATAGTATCAGTGAGAAGCATAACATTATCTGCTTGTGCTCCTTTAGCTGAATGAATCGTAGAGATTCGGATACGTGGTTCATCCGTCAAAGATTCACCTTTACGAAGGCAAGCCTTAATATAACGTCTATCATTTTCTGATATCTTACCTAATCCTTCGTCCCAAGGTAAGGTATGTAATAGACCATGGAAATCTAAAAGGTCTTGCATTGCATATCGCTGGTCAGATTGCCCTTTATTAAATGTCTTATGACCATATGCTACTTGGCTACCCAACAGCATTTGACCATATACCACACGCACCTGTTCTGCATTAAGGGTAGAACCATTCCTCATATTTTCCCATAAACGCACAGCTTCCAAAACTTTACCATCGATAGATTTACTGCCATTATAGATATATAAATGGCCTCGGCGACGTACCTCTTCTTCTATTTGTTTTGCCCCTCTTGTTGTACGGCTTAACAAAAGCCAATCACCGTTAGCCATATTCACTTCTTCGGAGTGCCTATGCCAATTGATGCAACCATCCTCATCCCGTGGGTTGAACTCTTTGGGTCGTCTATCAATAACTCGCTGAATAACTTTCTGACTAAGTGCATGGTGAGTGGCGGGAATCCTGTAACTTTGATCCAACACAGTGACACTTCCTTGCAACCCTATGAAGTAGTCTACATCTGCACCCGCATAGCGGAAGATGGCTTGATCATCATCGCCAGCTACAAACACCTCTTTGGCATTAGCTTGTAATAGATGCACCATCTTCCATTGTAGGGGTGAAAGGTCTTGGGCTTCATCAATAAAGACTACTTCAAGTTTAGGTGCTAACTCTCTATAACAAAACTGCTCAAGCATATCAGTATAATCAAAAAGCTGGTATCTATCTTTCCATGCTTTTAAACCTCTATCAACATAATCTACCCTAGCCCAATCTGTTTTTAAAGGGACAGTAGACTCATTGTATGCTTGTTGTAAAGGCTGTTGCAGTATTCGGGCGATGTTTATTATTTCTAAAAATTTATCACCATAACCAAAATCTTTGTACGGACCTTGGTCAGTTAGACCTGAGTTAAAAAAGCCACCAATCTTTAACCATTCACCAACCTCAGGGAACTTATCTGCAGTCATTATCTGGTTATGGTTTATACCCATCTGCATGAAGGCAAGGCTATGAAGGGTACGAAAGAAAGGTAGATCACGCCTACTTAATTTAAATTTACCACAAGCACGATCTATTGCTTCTGCCGCTGCCCGACGAGTAAAACCGAAATATCCAATACGATCAGGTGGGACACCCTTTAACATATACTCTTCGACCTTGTTTAACAGATAAGTTGTTTTCCCTGTTCCTGGAGGTCCGAGTATTATATTCATCAGAGTATTTCTTCTTGATCTGGTAGGTGTGGTAACTCTAATGGCTCTTGGCTATCTGCAAAATAATCTTGTGGCAGTGACCATACATGGACACCTTTATTTTTGACACGCCAAAACATTTTTTCAGCTTCAAGCCCCTGTAACCTAAGAGTTATTTTATTGGAGGTGTAGTGGTTAAAGTCATTAACAGTCAGGTGCTTTTTAATATCTTTAACTTGAAAGAATACCTTATCTTCTAACCATACCGCTACACCCTGTAGCACATCTTCACGCTCTGTACCTTTAGCTCTATCAGTACAAAATTGTGAGAGTAAATCTTCAAACTCACCTTTTATTGTAGCGTCAGGCGGCACTTCCACAATAGTTAAGTTATCTAATAATAACTGTATACGTGTCTGCCATGCTCTTTGGCTAACAGCAATAGGTAGTTTATTGATTTGGGCTACACAATCCCTTTGGAAACGAGTCTGGCTAATTAAACCATCTGTACTTAACTCTAGCCTATTACCATCTACATCTAATAACCATATCGGTGGGTCACCATCAATTTTTGTAAGGCTGGACATCTGGTTTTGTACACCAGCCGGACCAACACCAAATTTACGAGTAACACATATATCTTTATTACAAAAAGGTTTGATAGGTTGGTCATCACATTTATAGTAATAATCTTTACGTTGTAGCTGTTTGATAACAGCACCTACCTCAGTATGACTAAGAGGGGGCTGTAAGTAATCAACATTATATCTTTGCACTAATGCTTCCCAATTATCAGCATCAAACATTCGTGCGTACACACCCAAATTAAAGAGAGCATTATTGCGTGAGCCTTCACCAAACCCTTGCTGACAAAGTTCATTCAAACAAGGTGGACCATCCTTTAACTTTGGTTCTGGTTCTGAAATACGATACTTTGCAAAATCCTCAGGTGTTATTAGATATCGGGCTGCTTTTGTTACAAAATCTTTTGGCGGCATTAACTCGCCTTTAAAATCATAAACAGACCGTGTACTTAAATCACCTTTAAAGTACGGCATATTCAAACCATTACCAGTATCACCACGGTCTACCAAAATGGTTGTTTGTTTAGGGAATATCTCACCTTCAGCATGGCCTAATGATGCAGCTAGCTCAGTAAGTTTAGATTGTACGAACTCAGCTTTCAGCGCATCTTTGAAGAAAAAATAAACATGAGCACCTCCGCTTTTACTACGCCCCACCCATCCTATAATTTTTGCTTCTTTTAATTTATTGACTAATGATTGATGGTCAACACTGTAATTATCAATATCAATCGCACCCCATTTACACAAGTTATCATCCCGAATAGGAATGATTCCTAAACCTTGCTTACCATCAAGGTGCTGTTGCCAAAGTTCTTCTGTGGGTGGCTCTTTTATAATTTTGTATACGCCTAGACGTTTACCATCACCGCGCTGTTCTTCAGGGTTAAACACCCCATGAGCGCGTTTATTACCATCAAATAATTTTAAAAACTGTTCTGCTAATGTCATTGCTTTCTCCAATGAGAAGGGTGGGAGAGTAAGGTTAGTTGATACCTAAACCCTACCCTCCCGAGCAACCTAGAGGCGATCAACCCCCTTGGTTGTGCTTAAAAAGGTACATCATCATCTGGTGCTGCACCTTTATCCTTAGGCTCTGGAGGGGCTGTTTCTTTTACCTCTACTTCACCAGCTTTTACTGATTTAGCAAACGCTACAGCCATCTCAAATACATTAGCTTCTTCAGCATCTGTTAGGCTTATCGGACCGACTTTATTAATTTCCCAACCAAACCAATTACCTTTATCATTGGTTTCAGGAACCGTAGATAATTGATATTTATGAGACATCATTGGTAAAGTGTACGGACCATTTTTGCCTTGTGCTGTAAGAGCTTGCATTTGTGTGACCCATTTACGAGCTTTCTTTAACTGTGTACTAGACATAGTAATCAGGCAACGCTGTGGACCATCCTCATCAAGCAAGATTACAAAGAACTGTGCTGTATTAGTGAGTATATTACCGTTAGGCAAAATATCCTCACCACGCTCATTCTTTGTTGTAGTATTAGTAATAGGGTCATCAGGGTGGTATGAACCAAAATAGCCACCACCTTTTTCCCTAGGAGCCCATTCTACAAACCTACGATTGTAATAGCATGGGACAACAGTCACACCCTTTTCACCATCGTATGCTTTATTAGCCACCGTATTAAACATCATACCAGCTTCAGCACCCTCAACATAAGCACCATCACGCTTATTCACTTGTGGACTGAGTTGTGCGAGTATGCGTAAAAACGGTACTGCCATATCTTGGGAAGTGGTTTCTTCAAAACCCAACCCACCTAAATCTTCAAACTGTGCTACTGCTACAGCAGTTGATTCTTTCTTTGCTACTTCTGTTGCCATATCTACCTCCGTATTTTGGCTCTCTGCCCCACAAAAACACCCAACAGGTCATACGGCAAATTCTCGCCTTTTTCTACCTGTTCCTTCACAAACGACTTTAGTGTCATGGGTTCCACCCAAGTCTTAGTTTGTGTTTGCATACCTCGCTGTTCAAGCTCGGCAAGCAAATCTTTAGCAGAGTTATCCTCACCACGACCAAAGGCCGCTGTAACGTGGTTCTTTATAAGGGAACCATGCCCTGCTTCTATAAGCCATTGAAAGGCTTCATCCTGACGGTCTTTGGCAATGCTGGCATTATAATAAGGCGCAACACTAATCTCACTGCCATCCTCCATCTTAAGTTCAGTAACCCCATACTCTTGCAAAGCGGCTGGTAACAAATCTTCTGCTACCTTGCGATGCTCGCGTTTGGAATCCTTTAACTCTAACTCTAGATCAGCAATGCGTTTCTCTAACGCAATTTGTTGTTTGCATAGGTTACTCACAGTGCTGATACCCGATTGATTTATGCTGGTTAGGTCTCCAGCTACACTTTCAAAGTCCATTAACTAGACTCCTTCCTATGGTATAGATCTACTTCCAACGGATAATAACGTTCCTCTAACCTATCCCACTTTAATGCTTTGAACCTACCATTGTTCATTCTGGCTGCTTCAGCACAGGCAATGCCTATACATAAAGGGTCACCAGATAATAATAAGTAATCACTATCATTAAAGTTACGAAGGCCTCGGCTAATCCTACGCACCGTTGGTTGAGTGCTGAATGAAACCTGTTCTTTAGCCGGAACAAGTATCTGCAAATCGCCAAAGGCAACTGCATCTGTGATATCTCTACCACGCACTTCTTGTGTAATGTAGACTGTCACGGCTTTCTACTCCGCTGCTTTCTGTGCTTAGTGGTATTACCAAGCAAAATTACATTACACTTTTATATATAGGGGTAAAACAAAAAACTTATCATTGTTATCCATCCGATATTTTAATATCTGATATCTGATATCTGGGAATTGTTCGTTTACAAACGGTTACTTTGAGCCCCTACGCGAGATAAAACACGAACATAAAAACATATGTAAGATTTTGGTTTTTGTGCTATTATAAAAAGTACCCAATAGAAAGCGGTGTTATGCGTTACAAATTTAAATACAAGCCCTACGAGCATCAGCTCGAGGCATTAAAAAGATCGTGGAATAAGAAAGAATTTGCCTACTTCATGGATATGGGGACAGGTAAATCAAAAGTTCTTATTGATAATATGTGTGTCCTCTACGACCGTGGAGAGATTACTGGTGCATTGATAGTTGCCCCTAAAGGTGTATACCGAAACTGGGAGCAAGGTGAACTGCCCACGCATATTCCTGAGCATGTCATGTATGATACAGTGCTATGGAATCCTAGTCAGACTAAAACACAATTAGAAAAACAAAATAAACTTTATGTTGTAGATGATAACTTAAAGATTTTTGTTATGAATGTAGAAGCTTTCAGCACTAAAAAAGGTTGTGAAGCTGCCGAACGTTTTTTAAATGCACATCCTTCCCTTATGGTTATTGATGAAAGCACTACTATAAAAAACAAAGATGCTAAACGTACTAAGAGTATTGTAAAGATAGGTAAAGTAGCTCAGTACAGACGTATACTTACAGGCTCACCTGTTACAAAAAGCCCTATGGATCTGTACACACAAGCAGAGTTCCTTGATGAATGGTTATTGGGGCATAGTAGTTTTTTCAGTTTCCAATATGAATATGCCATCGTACAAAGGCGTAGTATGGGAGCGCATAGTTTTAATCAAGTAGTAGGCTATCGTAATTTAGATAAACTTAATGGTATACTTGAAAACTTTAGCTATCGCGTAAAGAAAGAAGACTGTTTAGATTTACCGGATAAAGTATATATCAAGCGTAGTGTAGAACTCACTGAAGAACAAAAGTCTGTATACAATAGTTTAAAAACATTTGCTCTTGCCTTACTAGAAGATGGTTCAGTAACTACTGATACTATCCTTACGCAATTACTCAGGCTGCAACAAGTATGCTCAGGCCATGTAAAAATGGATGATGGTGAAATGAAAACTTTCAACTCAGCTAAACTGCCAGAGCTTATGTCTGTATTAGAAGAAGTAGATGGTAAAGTTATAATATGGGCTAACTTCACACATGATATAAAAACAATAGAACAAGAAATATCTAAAATGTATGGTGCTGAAACAGTAGCTACATATTATGGGGAAACAGAGAGTGATGAACGGCAAGCTATTGTAAACCGTTTTCAGGATCCAGACAGCCCTCTTAAATACTTTATAGGCCAACCACGCACAGGTGGTTATGGGCTGACTCTGACAGAAGCTAAAACCGTTATATATTATAGTAATAACTTTGACCTTGAGATAAGGTTACAAAGTGAAGATAGAGCGCACCGTATTGGACAAACAAGTAAAGTTACTTATATAGATATTGTAGCTGATAAAACAGTAGATGATAAAATACTGTTAGCCTTACGGAACAAAATCAATATAGCTAGTCAAGTTCTTGCTGAGGATTTTAGGGATTGGATTGTTTAAGGTTTTGATATTATAAAAATCATACCTATGAAAAATATTGCTGCTGCGAGAATTGCGCCACTTATCATGAAAAATTGTTTTATATTTTCAGCAGTTTCCATTTCTTGTTGACGCTTTAAACGACGAGCTTCAGCTTCAGCTTCTTTAGCTTCGCGTATACGTTTAGCTCTTTCATCTACGATACTTTTCCATGTCCCATGACCAAACCGCATATCAATCATACTGGCTATTTCTCGCATTTGTTCTTGGGCTAACTTTGCATCTATTACTTCTCTAGCAACATTAGTAACACCAAACTGATCACCAACACCAACGCCAGACTGTTGGTTACGACGTTGTTGGACTTGTTTTTCTCCCTCAAAGAGCTTGTCTATAAAACCCGCAATCTCACCAACATCATTAGCAGTGCCGATAGCACCTTTAATACCATCAACAGCACTTTTGAATAAGGCTATCCCTGCGAGAGCAGTAGATATAGGTTCCATATCATACCTCCCGCATACGGGAGACTAACCGTTCAGCACGATTGGTTACTTGGTGATACCATTTTGAGTCAACCATCTCATCGGCTGCTTGCTGCCAATCACGTGCATCGACACCAGCTTTCATACCTTTGAATTTGCTTAACCGAGGGTATCCCATATTGAACATCATATTTGCTATTATTAGTTGCACTTCTTCTGGTAAGGAATCAAAGTCGGGGTACAATCGTTCACAGTCTTCGAGGACTGTTCCAACATCTTTATTAAAGCACTCTGCGACTCTATCTGTTGTGATAAATGTTCCGACTGGACGGTTATACTCTTCGTCAGATTCAGTGACCAAGTGACCAATCCCAAAAGTAGGCAGACCCAAATGATCCAAGTATATTTCATACTTACACCCCTCATCTGCTTCTATTTGTTTCCGTAATACTTCAAGATCCATTATGCTAATCCCATGATACCTTGGTTACGACGATTTGCTATTGCACCACCTAACTCATCGCGAGGGAACAGAGAGGAAAAGTTCGTAATCCCTGCACCCTGACTAGCTCTAGGTGGTGGTTGTATCTGTGGTGCGCTCGCTAATTGCGTAGGCGCAGGAGTAGTAGGGGCAACAGAACTAATTTGTTCGGGTAATGTTCCTGTTTGTAAAGGACCACCTGTACGTTCTATTTCTTCTTCAGAAGTTTCTGGACCTAAATTAGAACCAGTTTGCCCAAAAGTTCCAGGAATACCATCTTTGAATTCTATATTTAAACTATCTGTTATCTGGTTTAAAAGGGTTGTCGCCCCATTAATAAATCTAGCAGAACTTTTTATTTTAGTAGCGCGTTCTAACTGGGCAACGGAAGGGGTTGCTGATAAAACTTTTCCCATTAAAGAGTTCGTAAACAGAGGTCTTAAACCACCAGCAATTAATTTACCACCTGGATCTAACAAAGCAGAACGTATGGAACCTGTAGCAAAAGCACCACCTACATCGGGGGCATTGCTTAAGAAAGCATTATAAATACTCATATCAGTTACTGTGTCAAAATATTTTTGACCAGCTTTATCCATAACAAGCTCACCCGATTCGTTTACAACACCGAACAAAGGTTTAAAGGCTTCATAAGCTCCAGAAAAATTGGAAAGTTTATTTAATTCACTAGCTAGTATCGCAGGATTTATAGTAGTTTTGCCTTGGCTATTTGAACCTATCCCTTGGTCTACTACCCTTGATTTATCTAATATATCTTTAAATACACTAGCCCTAATTTGTGCTGCCCTTTGTCCAGTATGACCACCATTAGCTAAAATAAAATTCTGAACACCCTTATCAGCTTTAGTAGTGTACAAACTACGAACATAAGTCATCGCTCTTGATGAATTCATTTGTTCATCTCTTAAAGCTGCATAAACAGGACCAGATAGTAATTGTTGAGAAGTAGTTACAAAATCATCCATAGCAGAAATTAAATTTTTATCACCATCCAGTAATTTATTAAATAGAGCTTTATCTCGTTTTTTCATTTGTACAATTAAGTCAACACTGTTTTCAGGATCCCTAATAACTTGAGCCACAAAAGAATCTTTTATATTTCTTATAAGTGCATCAGCAGTTTTTTTCTCGGTTGCGGTTACGGCTGTGGTTCTAACCATATTTTGTAGAATAGTAAAAGTCTCATCTGTGAGGCCACCGTTTAATAATCTGTCAGCTACTGCTTGTGGTGTGATATTAGCTTGGTTACTAAAAATTTGACCAATAGATGTAAAGTTTTTTACATCAGAGCGTTGTTTAACTAATTGTCCAGCCTCTTTGTATAAGGTTCGCCAAGCATCACTACCACCTGTTACTTTACCATTTTCCACACCATTAACGATAAGATCATCCATGGATTTAAGAAGTTTACTGGCTGAATTTAAATCAGAACCCTCAGCCCTGCCCATAAGATCTTGGACTTGATCACGAAGGTCTTTTAATTGTTTAAAAGAACTTACTGTTTCTTTTCTGCCTGATTGAGAAACAGATTTTACTGTTTGATTTGTAACATTAGGGTCAACAATGTTAATCAATTTATCAGTAATACTTTTTAATTCACCTTGAAGCTCTCGTGATCGTACTGTATCAGCACCTGTTCTTGTTGTTGTTTTAACAGAAGGCATAGCTTTGCCAGTAGAATCCAACAAAGAAGAAGGTGTGCTTGTTGTAGTTGTTTTCTTTTGAGCTCCTATTTGTATGCCTTGTTGTATTTCTTTAGCAACATTTACCACCTCACTTAAATCAAACCTTACATTTTGTGTTTCAGCGGAATGAAAGGCTTTTTCATAAGTAGTATCAATAATTTGTTTATATGAATTATCTACTTTAGTAGCATTAGCAGCTATGTTTTTAGCTATATCATCTGAAGCATCTAGACCTATTGCTCCACCTGTACGCGACCTAAAAGCTTCAAAAACATTATCAGCTAATTTTTTGTTGGTAAGAGCTATATAATTTTTTAATTCGTCTTGGCTAAGTTGAGAATAATCCCCACCTAATTTTTTTAGATGCGTTTCTAAAGCAAGTAAAACTTTGTTTTGTTGATTGCTAAGTTGTTGCGGTAACTTTCCTGAAGTACCAGATATTTGACTGGCAATCCCTCTTAGTACAACACTATTACTAAGTTGAGCAGCATTTAAAGGTTGTACAGAAACACCTGTTGTTACACTTAAATTTGTAGCAGCTTTTTGAGCAGCTACAGCATTGGGTGAAACAGAAAACAAACCCAACTCATACAAAATACTTGTCGGCTCATTATCTACTCCGGCTATTTTAGTGGTTGATTTTTTAACAACACGACCAGCTCCTGGAAGAAACTTGGTTATTAGGCCATCAACCAAAGCTACTGTTGCGCGGTCACCAGATAATAATTTAGTTTTAAAAGCATCAGGATCAAACCCACCATCAGCTATAAAATCATCAATGGTAGCTCCAATGTATGCTCCTCCTGCGGTACCGTAAAAAGGAGCAAATAAAGAGCCAACAACACTTCCAGCAGTAGTATAGTTTAAAATTGCACCTGTGACTTCACCTATATCTCCTAATGAATATACATCGGGAGAAACACGGTATATCGGACCATCGGGAGTAGGGCTATAAATTTCAAAAGAATTACCCCCTACATCTTGCCGAAAATATCTACCTTCTGGAAATTTCTTTTTATAATACCGCTCACGTTGTTCAAACTTTCGTCTACGAGCCAAACCATCTTGCATACTGATATCTGTACCCAACGGACCAGCAATATCTTTACCTTCATAATTAGGCACTACTTCAGTAAGAACATTTTCTATTCGTGTAGCTTCAAGATCTTTAGCTTCTTCATAATCTATTTTTAGACCTGCACTTATAGCCCCTTCTGCAGTAATCTTCGGCATATCATCTGGGGAAATAGCAAAACCTCTATCCATTATATCTCTATGGTCGGGTTCTACTAAAGTAAGATTTTCGCGCATTGCTTCTTTTGCTAAATTATCAGGCACTTCTGATAAAGTATCTTCTATCGTTACAGGATTTAAAGAAACCCCTCCAGGAGTAGTTAAACTCTGGGCAGCTACTGAAGCAGCGGCAGAAGAAGGAACAGCGGTAGTGGCAGTTTGTGGTTTCCACATTTAAGGAGTATTCCTTTTTGTAAGCCCTTTTAGGAATCTAAAGTTTTGTTTAATTTGTGAAATAGCTGTATCCCTCTGGGGGTCGTTTATTGGGGGAATAGCAGGGTAAAGGGTTGGGTTATTCACCGATAAAGTATTGTACCCCTGTAAGAAAGAATCAACATCAGGGTATTGTTGTATATCCTCATGTCTTTGAACATCATCTGGATCTAATGTTTGCCCCGCCCCTCTTTGATTTTCATAAGGCATTGCTAACATCTCAGCTTCTAATCTTGATGTTCGCTCCAATAACTGTTTAAATTCTGGATTTTCCATCAATACATCTTCGCTACGCATTTTAGCCTGTACTTCAATTAACCCTGTTTGCATTTGAGTTGGAGGAGTACCTTTAGCTGTTTCTGTATTAATGTATTCATTCATAGCTTTGGAAACCAAACGCTCGCGCTCTGCAGCAAACCGCATAGTATCAGCTATTATTCGGTTGGCTTCTGGTGTTTTGCCGATTCCTGGAGCAGCTTTTTCAAGTATTTCAATTTCAGTTTGGTTAAGATTTCCTGGGAAGGAACCAGCAAGAGCAACAACAATTTGTTCACCCAGAGCTTGTTGTACTTGGGCTGATTCAAAATTACCACCCAACCATTCATCAATACTTCCTTCTACCCCAAACCAATCTGCAACAGCACTTTCTATTCCTAAATCTTTTATAAGACCTAAGACACTTGCCCGACCCTCACCCAGTCGGCCACCTGTAAACCCACCTTCACCAATAGTTGATATAACTTGATTAGCTTGTACTGAAATAGCCTGTAGTTTACCTACTTGGTCAGCTTGCTCTTCAATACGCTTAACTAAGGCTTTAGAAGAAGCATCATTTAATTCCGCATTTGGATTAAAGCTAGAAGTAACTGTCCCAGCTTTTGTAATAAAGTTTGTTCTAGCCGTACTACCAAACTCCGCTGCTAACCTATCTGCTTCTGCAGGAGTTTTCCCAGCCGCGATAGCTTTGCTACGGATTGCTTCTTCTTGAGCAGATAACAATCTTTCAAATTCAGTAGTTGTTTCATCTTTAAACAATGCTTTTGTAAGAACTTTGAGTTTTGCACTATCCGTTACAAATGCTTCGCTTTGTTTATAATCTTCTTCAGGATTTTGTAGAAGAGTGCTTAAAGCAGCAAACTCATTTGCATTTCTCTGTAAATCTGTCATATCTCCTGGATGGTTAACAAACCCACCTTTTCCATCTGGTATTCGAACAGGTTGTACATCAAAAGTAGGCAAACCATTAGCATCAGTACTACGAGTTATACGAGCAAACCCATCGTTCATATCACCTATAATATTACCCGAACCTTTGTATATATTCTTAAAGGTTCCTGTGTCATTATTGATATTTATAATGTCACCATTATCTGTTGTAACTTGGCTAAAGTTACCTTTTTTAGTTCCGATGTACGAAATAACAGGGTTTTTAGTAGGATCTTTAGGATCTATATACGGATTTAAAATAGCAATCCGTCCATCACCTGTAGCTACTTGGTTATATTTAACCCCACTTTGCCCTACGATAGATGCCGCATAATCAACTTCACCACCTTTACCATCTGGTACTTTTTTGCCAATCATAGAAGGCTTCCATTGAATAACCGTACCGTCTTCAAGTTTTTGTGTTTCAAACTTTTCAGGGGTTAAACCAAGTTCTGCTCCGATTTTGGTAATATCAAACATACGATCTTGATATTTATCTGCACTGGTTTGTGCAGCAGTTAAGGCAGCAGCTTTAGCTTTTCCTGCTCCGGCAGCTTTAGCTTGAGCCATTTGCAAAATAGGATCACTCACAGCTTTTATTGTTTCAGGGGCTAAAATAGAACTAAGTAATTCGCCCTCCCCAGCATTAGCTATAGCCGCTGCTAAATTTAATCCAGAAATATAAGGATTTAATTCATATGCTTTACCAGTATCACCATATGCTGTTTCGTATTTAGGAAGTAATTCTTCATATGTTTTGGCTTGAGGAATTAAACTTTGTAGATTTTGTACGGCAGCGTAACTCATTCCGGAAGGCATTTCTCCACCCAATGGTGTTGGAGTTGTTCCGTCTTTACGCATTACAGGTTGTTCACCCATAGCCATACGAGCCATAGCTTCACCCTGTCCAGGAGCTTGCATAGGCTGACCACCCTGCATTGCATTAGCAGCACCTTGCATTGCACCCTGACTACCTAACTCACCAAGCATAGACATAATACCATCATCAGCAATAGCCCCACCCTCTCCCTGAGAGCCTTGGTCAGCGGAGTCTAGTAAAGTAAGGGAGGGCTGTATAAGAGTAAGCGCAGATTCTGGTGTTTTACCAGCATCTTCTTTACCAATATAACCAGCTAACTCACTACGTCGTTGTTCAATACTTTGATCATCACCACGGATAGCATTCATAATACCTACATAATCTTCAGCATTATCAATATCACTATTCATACTCTGGAGGCCACCAGCTATCTCAGCTAGAGTACCTTCCATTTCAGCTTCTTGCTGAGGTGTAGTTTCTAACCCAGAAGTAATACCTGTCCCAGCAGCTTGCGGGACTTGCGGGACTTGTCCACTAAACATTGCTCTCTGTAATACTGGATCCATTAACTAAACGCTTTCCCTGCTGCACCATACAAGCTCAACCCACCTATCCCCGCACCAATCAATTGATTCAGTATACTGGGGTTTGGTGCTGCTGCTTGTGTGATTGTAGATTGAGTACTAGGCGCACCCCGCAATACATCACCATAAAAACCAAGCCGTTGATAAGGCTCAAAAATCTTAGCCATTTGGGTTTGACGAGCTGCTTCATCCCCTGCTTGCAGTATACCTCTTTGTTGTTCACCAAGTGAAAATAGGTTTGATTGGTCAGCTATACCTAATTTAGTAGCTAATTCACCTATTCCCGCTTGTTGTAAACCGAGTTGGCCTAATGCTTGGCCTCCCGCTAAATTCCTACCCAGTTCATTTTGGGCGGCAGCTTGTGCTTGTAAAAAATTATCAGCTTGAGATTTTGCTAATGCCGCAGCTTCATTACGGCCTATCTCAGCTTGTTGAACAGCCGCACGGCTACCACCAAATGCTCCTGCTTGTGCTGCTTGCTGACCCATTTGTGACCGTTGCATATCAAAAGCACGAGTAATTTCATTTTGTATCGATTGCTGATACGGATTCATATAATTATCTATTTGTGCTTGTGTCGGCGCACCCATCGAACCTTGTAAAGCAGCAAGACCTAAACCTTGTGTAGTTCCGGCATCAGTTAAATAAGATTGATAGCCACCTAAACCAGTGGAAGCAGCATTTAACGCATCTTGTTGTGCTTGCGTCATACCTTGTGAGGTAATAGCTGGTTGCCCTCCAATAGGAGGCGCACTCGTCAGAGCTTTAGCTTGCTCCATAAGGCCAAGTTTATAAGCCTCAATTTCGGGGGCTTCTCTGGTAATTACCGTTTCGGTAGCCATTCTTAACCTCTTCTTTCCAAGGAACGCATCATATCGTACATTCTTTGTGCGCCAGCCCTGCGGTCACCATCACCCGCCCCACGGACAGCTTTTGCATTCATAACAAATTCACCATCACTTAGCATAGCTGGTATAGAATCACTGGTTGATGTTCCAGGACCATTGATTGCCCCACCCCCTGCGGCATACATTGCTGGAGCAGTATAAAACGTAGGATCTTGGTAGTAAGGGTTATCACCATAGAAACGATCATCAAAGAACCTATCAGGGTATTGAGTTTTATACTCATCTAAAGTTAACCCTGTAGAATCATCCACACCATCACCATCATCATCTTTAAAAGCCCCTGCTAAAGCCACTCCAGTTCCTACTGCTCCTGCAGCATACAAACTAGGCGCAGCTTTTGTTAAGAAAGTAGGAGCAGTTGTTTTAGCTGCTTTTGCAGTAGACATCAATAACTCATTCGCTGCTTTTTCACTTAATGCTTCTTTCCCTGCTCCTGCTAAAATTTGATTTTGTTTAGCTACTTCAGCTGCACCCGCTTCAAGAGCTTGTCCACCTTGTGTGATACTAGAGCGACTTGGGCTAAAGATACTTTCTAAATAACCCTCACCAGAAGCTGGATTAGTTACATTAGATGCTCCATCTGGTAATGCAACATTTGGTTTAGGGTCATATAAATATTTTTCCATAAATGATTTAGGCTCTGGAGGGGGTTTATTTATTATTTCCTTAGTATCTACAAGTTGAGCTTTTCTTGCGACAACAGGGTCTGTACCCTCTGTCATAAACGCATTATCTACAGCTTTATCAGCTGTACCAGCTTGGGCTACTTGAGTTGCACTAGCGTTAGGATTAAAACCATAAGGGTTATCATAAGTTAACCCACCTATACCACCTTTAGTGTCGAATAATTTATCTGTTTGGTATGCACCAGCTTGTAATGGGTTTCCTGCGGCAAACTTTACATTATCCATAAATTTCCCTGGACCACTAAAGCCAGCAGTCACACCACCAATCGCACCTGATATAAGTGCTGATTTAGCTGCATCTTTTAAACTACCACCTTGTAATAATGTTGTGATACCAGATCCAAGCGCACTGCCATATATCGGACCAAGAGCAAAAGATAAAGCTATTGGCAATACTACTGGGGCGATTTTCTTTACGATTTTTTTGACACCCCGACTTATTTTCCTAAATATCTTTTTTAAGAAAAACTCAGGTTGACCAGTAACAGGATTAATACTATTTAATTCACTACCTACAATATAACGCTCAGGCTCAATACCCATATCTTCCATTTGGGTAAACAACATTTGTTTTAACCGAGGGTTTTCATCCAATACTTCCATTGGAACCATTGTTTCACCTTCAGCAGCATGAACAATGTATGTATCACCATTACGACCAAAATCTGCTAACATTTCTGCCGCAGACCTCATTGTTTCTAAACCACCTGTCGGAATGAAAGGTTGTTCTTGTACCTCGTATGGGAGTGTCGCTATACCTTGCATCTTACTTTCCTTATAAAATGAGATGCAGGGTAGCAATGCCTGATATTTGCTAATTGCATCATAACCATATTTTCTTCCCTATGCAACCGAGATAGTAACTGTTCCTACAGCAGTTGTTCCTTGCACACTGCCAGAATAAATTTCTTCTGCTTCTATTATTTTTATAAAACCACCATCAGCTATATAAAAATCACCTTTTTCTAAAACATTAGCAGAACCACTACTAGGGATTCCTTGAAAATTAATATCAGCTGACCTAACTTCATCTATTAATTGTTCTAATGTTCGTGCAAGTTGATGAATATAAAATTGGTCATACTCACTAGGCGCAATAGGCAGTATTGGCCTGATTACTTTTTTACTCATCTTCTGCCATCCGCACGGCTATCTAACCTTGGTGCGCCTAACCTCCATCTTACGCCAACTGCATCTTTTTCTACCCGAATAGCCATTTGTCTGCCACGAGCGCGTAAATCAATTTTATCTGTATATTGCTCCACAGGAGAAGTAGCAGTGCGTATTGCAGAACCAGAAGCTGATTCTGTGAAACTATCCCCCGAAAAATCTCTACTTTTTATAGTAAATTTAGCGGCAGGATTACTAGCACTAGAACCATCAAAAGTTAAATCAGGTATAATACGGTTTACCAACATAAATTGTTGACCATCGCCTATATCAAAATCAGATGATTCTACAAAAGCATTTATCGCAACAGCACTACCTGTACTGAAATCATCTTCACCATCTTCATGGTTATACAAATAAGTATCTACGCCTGTAGCTTGTGGGAAACTACGCAACCCAGAAGCACGGTCATTCCAAGCAGTGCGTACTAATGTTCCATAATACCAGACTTGTTGTCCGTAATTGTAAACTACATAACGGTCAATTTCTGATGAACTAGAAGAACAATAAAACCACCATATTTCAGTTTGACTAGCAATAGAACCAACATGAAATTTAAATGATTGCTGGTTATTCATATCACCAAACACATAATCGCGTACTGTACATGGGATAGCTTGAATACGACCATCATATAAATAGAAGTTTTCTTGACCCATCCAAAATACAATATCATTTACAGCAATAGCTGTGTTCGGACCAGCTATACGAGTATTATCACCGATAAGTGAAACACCAAAAGTAAAAGGCGCACCAATAAACTGCATTGAGTAAAGTGATTGGTCTGTCCAAACAAGTATCTGGCGGCTTGTTTGTATAGCCGTAATAATTTCGCTACCTTTAGAAAGTCGTAAATCACCTGCTGTATTCGTAGCAGTAGGTGTCCAATCTACAGTAGATTCTTGGCTAGAAAACCTAATAAGCAAAGGGTCTTGTGTGCCATCGGTTATAGGGTTTGTACCAAAAGCTATACAATGCCTATCTACATCAGAAACTAAAACTTTGCGAGCTACTACAGGTACATCACTAGCACCTGTTCGGCTTGTTAAAGCTACAGCTCTAGTGCTTGTACCATTAGTCGCATCCCAGTAATAAATTGTACCATCTGCAATATTAAATATTAAATCTTCACCAAAATTATCTGCCGCCCACAACCTTAAAGTTTGACCAGCTAATGAGCCAGAAGCAGAACCCCATGTAAATCTACCCCATGTGCCAGCATTCCACCCTGAACCTAAAATAGTAGTATTAATACCAATAGATATCTGGAAAGCCGCTGTGCCTGAACTACCGCCCCCTGCTGTAGTGCCTGATGTAGCCGCTCCCGCTGTTGTTACAGTAAAAGTAGTAGTAGTGGGGATAGAAGTAATTTCATGTTCAATATTTAATTGAGCCGCAGTTATACCATCTGTTGTGGTTAAATTGGCTAATGTAACAAAATCACCTGTAGCCGCTCCATGAGCAGTTTGTGTTGTTACTGTAATAACACCACTTCCTGCTCCCCCTGAAGTATTAATAGGATCTGAACCTAAATTAAGAGTAGAGCGGATAGGGGTAATATCACTAAAAGTTCCAGCATTTTCTAAATATACTTTTTTTTCAGTACC